AATAGTACCATCAAAATCTTTAAACAATTCTTCTGAGAATACACCTTTTTCTACTAATGTAGAACCAAATGCTTTAAACAATTCTCCAGAACTATCTGCGTCAACAGCTTCTTCTGTTTCTATGGCAGTCTCTGTAGTATCATCACTATCAGTGATATTACTATCTGTAATTTTTGCAGTTTCATCTTCTTTAGGTATTGTACCTAAGGCAGAGATGTCTATTAAATTACCAGTTTCTTCTGTATTTCCTTCATTTGAAGTACTAGTATTTGTAGTACCCTCTGTGTTAGATAAGTCTATAAGTGCATCATTATTAGTTCCTAACGCTGCTATGTCTAACCCCTCAAATATTGATTCTTTACTCATAATAATTTATTGTTTACAAATTTATGTATTAATAAAACAAATATACAAAACTTTTTAATCTTTAGTTAAAACTCAGTATAGCTAAAGTTTACTTTTTGTCAAATTTATTCTTATTCTCTTTAGCTATTTTAAGTGCATTATCTGCTTTATATTTTTCAGCATCTGCTTTCATCTTAGCTATTTCTTTTTGTGTTGCTAACTTTTCTTTTTCTAAATTAGATTTATTCTGTATTTCTTTATCTTTAAGTATTCTATCTAGGTTATTAGACAACTCATTGGAAGCATATTTTCTTTCTTCCATTGCTTGTCCTGCAATTTCCATAGGATCAGGAATACCATTGTTATTTTGATCTAATTCTTGTTGACGTGAATAAACTTGCATTTCAGCAACTCTTATTCTTGTCTCATTATCAGAATCTATTTTATATCTAGTCATTTCTCTCTCAGCTTCATTCTCTGCAGACTGCATTTTTTGTGCTTCTAATTGAGTTTGTCTATCTGCTTCTGCATTTTGCTGAGCAAGTTTTTGTTTATCTTGTTCTGCTTTTTCTATCTTACGTCTTATAGAACTTAAGCTAGTAGTAGTATAGATATCCATTAACTGACTAAAGTTAATCTTATCATTTTGTATACCTGCATGTGCTAACTGTTTAAGTGCTTCATATAGTTGTCTATCATTAGCTGAGTTAGTTGTCATTATACCATACTCTGCTTCACAAAACTGTTCTGGATCTAACTGGTAAGTTACAATAGTCATATCATCTAAAATATGTTGCATCTTCTTAGCTTTACCTGTACTAATACAATATTTAGCTGTATCAAGTAAAGTATCCATTACACGTAACTTAGTTCTTTCATGTAAATAAAACCAAGGTTCTGTAATCTGAGCAGAGTTCATTATAGCTTGTTGTGTAGTACCTAAACCTGCAGATTGAGCAATATCTCCTTCTCTTTGTCTAGATATACCTGTAATCTCTCCTATCTCATTCTTAATAAAGTCAAGCATATTAATATGTTGTTGGATTGATTGTCCTACTTCCATATTAAGTACTCTTCCTGTAGTATTAAAGTTACCTGCCAGTTTACCAGTAGCGGCACCTTTCTTAGCTTCTTTAAAAGAATCTACAATAGCCCAACCATGTACTTCAGCATAGTGCATCCATTTATCTATTTCCCAACCATCAGGTACTTTAGCTAAATCTAATTCACCAATAACACCTTTATTTTTAGCAAATAATAACTCTAGTCTGTACATGTATATATTATACAAATACTGATAAGGTTTAATTCTATCCATTAAAGACATTGCTTTACCAACACCTGTCATGTATTGTGTTCCTACATAACCTGATTTACATCTAGATGGATTAGACATTCTTCTAAACTGAATAGGTCTAGGTTGCATTTTAACAAATATATCATTTGCTATCTTAGTACCTTCCCAATATTCATTTATCCAAAGCCATTCTATTTCTTCACCTAATGATTTATCAGCTTTGTATAATTCATCTACCCAAGTTTCTTGTGGTTCTCCTTGTTCATCATAGTACTTTAACTTTCCTATTTTACGTCTGGATTTCCATACAAGTCTAATAACTCTTACGTTACCATCTGTATCAAACATACCTCCAAAACCTGGTCTTGTATCTGCAATATCTATTAAGTTTCTTGTTTCACCAATTGCTTGTAGATATTCATCTGTGGAAAACTTAGGAGTACCATACTGTGAATATTGGTACTTATAACCTTTCTCTAAAAATTCTATATTGTCAGGAGTAAGATAGTCATGGTATAAGTCAATTACATAACCTATACTTCTATAACCTTCCTCTAATATCATATCTGCCTCATCCCAGTACAATGTATCTGGTTCCATTAGTGCGTATGTATTTAAAGGATTACATCTCCTGACAACGGGTTCACCACTTACTTCATCTATACAATAGATTTCTTCTCCTGCAATTAATGCATCATGGAAACCTCTATTGAAAGCTGTCTTAAGGTCTAATTCTAAGTAGTAATGTTGTAATATCCATGTACCACCTAGTTCTCTTTTTTCTTGCCATTCAAAATTAAGATACTTTTCAGTTTCTTTTAATTTCTCTTGTATATAAGCTTCTTGTTGTTTTGGATCTTGCAACTCTGGCATATCTGCTAATAAGATATTTTGCAAAGATTGCATTATAATTTCTTTCTTTTCTTGCTCTTTTTGTGAGATAGCATCCTCATTAAGTACCATAACTCTAAAGTCAAATGGTCTTGTTAACTCTTCTCCTGATAACCTATTTATTTTAGGATTGGCTATAGGATAATTTCTCAAAGTAGCAGGGAAACTATTTCTATCTAATCCCATAGGATTTAATACAGTTTCTAAATCACCTACATCTAAGATATCATTGTATAAGTTATAATTAGTTTTCTTATTTAATCTAGTCTGTCTAATAGTAGGATCACTATATAACAGAATTTGCTCACCAGCCAATACGCATTGTTTGCACCACTCTTCAGTTTTTTCTTTAGTGGACTTCTTTTGACTGGGAAAATATCTTGGTACGTTAGTTGTATTAAAAAACATTTTTTTATATTAAAATGGAATTAACAAATATACTTATGTTTATTTAAATTGTACACCGTCAGTTAAAAAATTTCTGTACCCACTATAGCTTTTCTTTTTAAAATGCCTATCCCAAAATGGATCTGGCTTTTCTTTTACTGACATTGTTTCTACATTGTACTTTTCTCTATCTTGCATTAACAACATAGCCATACCAAGTGCAGAAACCCTATCAAAGTTACCATCTATATTCCATACTGCCAACTCTTGTAATGCAGGTAAACATCTAAACTTATGTACTTGCATTTCTTCTGGTTTATCTGGATTATTAGTAGGTTCTAATAACCATCTTGCTATTAATCCTCTAGCATAAGCATTTAATCTAGTACTTGGTGTAGTACCTCTTCTTCTAGATCCGCCTTTTACTGTTTCTGCTAAAGCTTCTCTTGCTATTCTAGGTTCTTCACAGATTAAATAACCACAATTTTTGTTGTCAAAGTAGTCAAATATACCCTTATTTGCATTCTCTATATTTACTTTGGCATTGTAATATAGTAATAATCTTCTACAATTCTCATAGAAATCAAATGCTGTTGGTCTACCAGTGTATTCTGCTACACATTGCTTAGTCCAACTATCAAATACAAAGCAACTTCCTAAGGAATTAGTAGTACTTTCATCAAAGTCATAGGAGTCAATGCCTGCAACATACCTATTAGTAGGTACTTCTTTTTGATCATCTGTTTTTGCTAGTTCATATAGTACAATTGCACCAGGTTTATTCTTATTATCTACAAATCCTGACTTATATATTGGTGTTAAGGTACTATCATATATAAATTCAAACCTTTGTGTAGTTTGGTTAAGCTCAAATCTACCTACATAGTCTGCATTCTTGTATAAATGTGGTTTACTTTCTATTTCTGCTTCTTGTGCTCTTATATCTGCTACAGGAAATTGAGTTCCAGTGATTTTCATCATGGCTTCTCTAGGATTTAGAGGTAACTCAGCCATTCTTCTTGTTAATGCATGTGGGTCAGAACCTTTTTTTACATTAGCACGGTCTTCTTCTATAAGTTTCTTAGCTACAAGTATGTCAGAATTACCCCATTTATCATAAGCTCCTGCAAAGTTTTGTGCTGCAGACCAAAAGTAAGAACATTGTGTACTTTCCATACCTTCATCCCACTTATTAGTTACTGGATGTATCTTGTATGCTTGTGGATTCTTGAATAACTCCTCTGCTCCATCAAATGCAGCGCCTTCTTCACCACCTGTACCAAATGCTAGTAATAAACCAAAGGTTTTATTACCTTGTTCTACTGAAGGTCTTAGTATATTCCAACCAGTATGTGATTTAGGAAAGGAACCTATCTCCTCTAGTATCATTAACTTACCCCTTTTACCCCTAAGTTTGTTGATATTATCTCCAACTGTTACTCCAATTATCTCAGATTTAAAACCTTTCTCTGTTTTAATACCATTTTCATTAGATTGTACTGAAGCTCTTCTGTGTAAGTCAGTATTTTTAAACTGTCTTCTCTTAGCCCATGGTGTATTTTGGTCAATAAAATCCATTATATTCCATGCTTTGGTAATTAAACCATCACCAGTAAGGTATTGTTCTGATGCAGCAAATGCAAAACTAGTAGAGTTAGGTATAAGAAAGTAGTTTCTATTAAGCATACTGCCACCTTTAAATGATTTACCTTTACCCCTTGACGCTAACATCATAGCATGATTACCACTATTCTCTGCTTCATCTAAATAATGAAAGAAATCATAATCTCCATCCCAGAATTCAGGGAATGCTTCTATCCTATCTACTGCAGCACTATTTTGATTACCTTCTTTTGGTGTAGTTAACCTAATTCTACTATAGTTAAGGTAGAAGTAAAAGTATCCTGGTATAAAGTCAGAACCTGTATGATATCCTTCTAGACATCTACGCTTTTCTTCTGCCCAAAATGCTTTCCATTGTGTAGTGTTTAAAGCTAATTTAGTGTATACACCAAACTCATCAAAGTGTTGACGTGTAGCTGTAAACTCTAGTATGTCTTTATTAAATCTCATAATTAAATACCATCAAATTCTAATTCACCACCACGTCCACCACCTCTAATGTTCTCATTA